TAGTTAATACCCGTAGTGGCTCCTTGGGATTTAACCATAAGAATGTGTGGCTTACTCCACGCGTAAGTATCTGAGACAATAAGATTGTCAGAGTTGTAGAGGACTTCACTCTGTACTGACTTATCCATCTCATGACCATCCTCATACACATAGGTGAACTTGACGTTCCCTAAGTAATTCAGCTGGTCTTGCACAGCATCTCTGAACTTGTTACGATTGTGTCGCTTTACCCCAAAGGATACTTTCGTATAGTTCTTTGATGTTGTGTTCTTGTAGTAGACGATAGTCCCATCACTGAACGTGACACTACCGTCTGAATCAAACTTGCTAAACATGAAGTCTGTCTTGTACGGGTAACAGTTCATCTTGAACATCCTCCCATTGTGACAAGTCTCCACTGTATAAAAATCTACTCCTGTTGAGAGCGGGACTTTTGCTCCGAGCCCGAATGCCCCGAAGTTTTCTGCTGTGTTTCGTTTTGTTGAGAATCCCAGTTCGAGATAACCTTCGAGTCTCGAATCCCCCAAACCCACGCCGTAATCAACAACACTAAAAACATCACAGTAGCCCACCCCAGCTCCTTCTGTGTATCGCACATTGACACGACTGCAGTCAGAGAAATGATCCCCAGAATAGTAGCTAGGATCGAAATTAGAATCTTTGTATTCGTCTTCATGTCTGGTAATGTAATAGTCTTCTACTGTCTTCTCACCCGACAATATCTCCAACGCAATCTCTTTCTCGCGTTGTGAATCGCAGGCGTTAGTCACCAGCTCACGTACGGTTGAAGCGATAGGGGTAGAGTACTGTGTAGATTGAAGAACATCGAAGACAAGTTTCTGAGCGGAGGTGTTGATCCGCTTTTGTACACCCTTGGAATTGGATTCCGTAGCTGTACCAATTGTCTTAATGCTCATTGGTTTGCAATAAAAAGGCCCCTACAAAACTGTAGGAGCCATTAGTTCTAGAATCTTTTGAACTGTTTCGATGTTCTGTTTCTGATTCCTCGGTACGAACAGCACCGGGGGATCATCTTGTTCCATCAACAGTTTCTTAAACATCTTCCACTTAAGAGGGAAGCGTTCATTCGCGTAGCCTTTACACTCGATCACCCATTTACCATTGGGGTCAACGAAATCAGGAGTGTATGTGATATCTCGGACTTTGTATTTCTGTTTGTCCTGATACCCTGTCTTACCATTGTCTTCGTAAGACTCGTTAGAATAGTGGAAGCCTTCCATGAGAACGTATTTCTTTTTCTCATAGTCAGCTCTAATCCCAGCATCTCTAAGCTGTCTGTAGCAGTGAGCTTCTAGTTGAGATCTAAACTTTATACCGTCTACCTCTTTTGACTTTGCGTTACGTACTTTCTTCCTTGATGTACGTGTGCCTGTTCTCCTTCCTCGTGATGACATTCTTAGCTGTTTCTATTCCATGATCTCTTATGAGATCAGAGATATCCTTACTGCAATAATGAGAAGGAATGACCAAGTTGTCAAGTCCATAGGTACTACAAATCTTTTCAGCCATTGTCTGGCCTGGATTTGTAGGCTTATCAAAGTCGTTGTCATAGAGGACAATTACTTCTTCGAAACGGGCTTGCGCTTCCGTGATGGTTTCTTCACGTGGCACAAGCATTTCTGATTGTAAAGCAATGGATGGGTACTTAAGCACCGCCAGGCACATGACATCCTTGAGGGAACTTGTGAGAAATATTGTCCCACCAGTCCGAGGAAGTTGGTTGTAGCCTTGTAAGCATTGTACACCCACGTTAGAGCTCCATTTAAAATCTCTTTCAAGCGGACGATAAATTTTATAACCGCAGTCAAAACGGTAACGATAGCTGATAGTATTGCACGTAAAACGTTGTTCATTTATCCAGTAATGTGAAATAGGTTGAACATCAAATATAGTAAGAATTCTCTTATCTATGTAAAATTGACCCCAATACCTATCGTCATCCGCTGACCACTCACGAGTTCTTACTCGTATGTTCGCCTTTCTCTTTTCCGAGAATGGTCTGCTTTCCACCTTTGGTATAGGCCGATTGACACGTATCCCAGTAGAAAGCCCAAGCCCAAAAGAGCTATCAATGTACAAAAGAGTTTCATAAAAATTAAGATTGTATTTGTAACCAACATAAGAGAAGCAATCAAAGCTGTGTTCTGGACACCCGAAGTCCTTGTACCATAGTCTATTTCTAAACGCGGTAATAGAAACTGTAGGGGTTTTGTCCTCACGAAGATCACTCTTGAACTTCTTATCCACATCATCAAAGTGTGTACAGAAGTACTTGAATATCTGATACTCAGATACCTTAGACAACAAAGTGTCTTTGTTAAGAATGTCTTCGCTTCTCCTGGCTTGTATCATAGTAATAGTGGGGGATCAGGGTTGCACACTCACGCTGATTCAGATTTACAAAAATATAAATGTACGCCTGACCCCCCTTCATTACTTAGCTCCAGAGATCATCAGCTGTCTCAGCTGCTGGTTCTGACTCATTGGGTGTAACTACTTCGGGAGAGTAGCGCTGAAGCTTGAGGTCAGAATTGTACTCAGCATTGAAAGTACCGTAATCATCATTCAAAGCTTTGACAAAGAGCTGATCTCTTTGTGGCTTCAGTCTACCGAAGTGACGGTTGTATACCTGCTGGTACTTACCATCCTTAACACCAAGCATCACACGAAGCTTGTTGTCTTTGAGTGCTGTAACCAGAGACTTCATCTCAGTTACGTTACCCTTCATGATATCATCGATGGTATCGAATGCACACTCACCATCGTTAGGAATGTTAGCCCATGCCTTGACGAAGTTGATGAGTGTTTCCTCACCAGGATACATACGACGAGCACCTTCGGTCTTGAACCAATCAGGAGCAGAGTCAGGCTTCTCAGCCCATGTAATCTGTCCGTACTTGTTCGTGATTTGAAACTTACCAGTAGATGATGCAGCTCTGTGCTCAGCCCCAGTAAGAATCTCCAAACGACAGCTGAAGTTGTGATCGTCGTTGTGCAACCAGAACGTAAGCTTACCAGTCTTGTCACCCATATCAACAGAGTAGTTAGGCTCTGTCTTAAGGTTTACCCCGATAGATGCAAGCTCCCCAAGATTAGGGTTGATTGCTACTACACGCATAGATGCAATACCAGTGAACAGTGGTATCCCGCCCCCAGTTACTTCAAGTTCTGAAGAATTAGATTGAATTGCCATTAGTCTTCGTTTTCGTCGGTGTTGTCAGTGTTAGGTCCTGCAGCAATCTGCTGCATCAGTGTGATTTGATTGTTCGGGGCAACCGCTGTGTCATCAATAAGCTGTACACGTACAACCTTTTGCTTCTTAACACGGATGCCTTTCAGCTTGGGGTGTGAGAAGATAGCTTTTGCTTCAGCGATAGTCAAGCCATACTTCTTACGGATCTCGTCACGGCTCATACCATCTTCTTTGATGTGTGATACAAGTTGAGAGATTGTCAGTGTTTGAGGAGTTTCCTCTTGTGCGACATCGGGTGTCACATCTACTCTTGCGTCAATAGACATTGTGAATCTTTTTAGTCGATGAAAATTTTCTTCCAGTCCAGCTCCTCATCTAGTCCTCGTAGATGCTCACAGCGTGAACCAGCTGTGTCGTCGTTTGTAGAGTCAAACGAAATCTTGGTGGTCTCATTGCCACGATATACATACCCAATAGCGTCAGCATTTGCGCATGCAATCTCACGAAGCTTGCCGGACAGTGACAAGTCGTTGGCTTTAACCTCCTTCCCATTCTTTGTCAGGTACTTGTCTTTCAAGTGACCAACAAAGATGACGTGGTCTGCAAGCTTTGACAGATTGAAGAACCACTTCATGAAAGCCTTACGCAAGTACAGATAACCAGCACCCTGGGGTAGTGTGAGTACTGACAATCCTTTGTTGTCGGGGTCGAAGTTTTTGCCCATTGGGGTAGCTTGGTACATCTTCTTCGCCTCCTCTTCACACCACACTTCAAGCTGTGTGATTGTGTCGATAGCAACATACTTGTAAGGTTTTCCCTCGCTCATAATAGCTTTCCCAATCTTAGCCAAGTCAGCGAGAGACTCGACTTTGATCTTGAGTGCATCCACCATATCTGACCCGTCCTCCAGGTCAATGATGAGACAATTCTCAAGCTGTGAGAGAGCTGTGGTCTTCCCAATCTTGGGTGGACCATAGATAATCATGTTCTTAGGTGACTTGCGGGCAGCTTTAATCACCTTCTTTGGCAGTGTTAGTTCGCTCATTGATTGTAAATGTTGATAGATCTGTTTCGAATGGTATCATACCAAGCAAACCGTCACGGTTCTTCTCGATGTGACACGCCATTAGTCCTACAGGGTCTTCCCCGCAGTATTTGTCAGTAATACCATAGAGATCATACGGACGCTGCAGCATCATCACTACGTGTGCATCCTGACCAATAGAGTCACCACCAAATAGGTCAGTCAAGAGGGGCTGGTATTGTTGTTTGGCACGGAACTCCTGCTCGATGTTACGATTGAGCTGCGAGAGCAG